GTCTAATCTCTTCAGCATTTTTTTTTAAATCCATTTCTTAATAATTCATTTGATAAAAATAATCTTCAATGTTACCCCTTAGTTCGGCAACATCTTTGTCTTTTGGTAATTTTATAATTTTAACTCTTCCTCTTAACTTACCTCCATTAAGAGTGTTGTATAATTTTTTTGCGTTGTTCCAAGCATCTTCGTCCAAACATATTATAACATCTGACTTAGCCTTATTATATATCGCGTCAAACAATAAATCATGAAGTACCTTTCCTAAAAGTATAACTGGGTTTGGTGTAAAGAATCCGTCAAAAACACCTTCACATATATAAATCGGTTTTTCCCAGTCAATTAGTTTCTCATTGAAGATGATTGTCTCTTTTGGAAACTCTGGATTTTTATATTTGTTTTTTGTTTTAAACCAAGCTCTTGAAACAAAATAGTTCATCTCGTCGTCCATCCCGTATGATGGGACAATTATTCTTCCCATGTATTCTCCTTCACACGCAAATCCAATATTGTACTTTTCAATCATTTGGTCTGTAATACCACGAGATTTAATATACTTTAACGCCTCCTTATGTGGAATGTGTAATGGGTTTACGTCTTTGAAAGAAATGAATTCTTTTGGTAACTTTAACTTCGGTCTTTCTTTCTCCCTTGTTTTATATTCTTCGGGTTTGAATACGTCGTAAATTTTCTTTTGTCTTTTTGTTCCAAAAATATCAACTAATTTACCTAACACTCCATGGGTTCCATTTGTTTCCGCACAACTCCAACACTTGTATACGTGCTCGTTGATATTAACCTCCAAATTCCCCTTATTCTTTCCGTCGTCACAATAAGGACAATTAAATGATATTTGTCCTTTCGACTCATAATAGTGCTTGTCCTTGCCGAACAAGTCCCGTAACATGTCAACTAAAACTTCATTTTCATCCATATCCATAAAATATAATAAAAAACTTATTTAAATCAAACTACACAAACTTTTCTTACCTTTTATATTTATATTCATATGCCAACATTAGTAACAATTTCAAGTATTACAGGTGACTCACCATATGAAGTGTATTTATGTACCTCAGGAGCAACTGCTTGTTATTATATTGACCAAATCGAAACTGGAGATTTACCGTATAGTTTTACACCTCCTGTTCCATTACAAGATATGGTCCACTATTGCGTTAAAGCGGTGGATAATGTTGGATGTATAATAACACTTTGTAAAGACGTTTAATTTTGGCAAGTTTACTTTGGATACAGGTATCGGGTTGTTGTGATAATAATTTATTCCAATTTCAGTATTTATCACCTACCTACACTTTTTCTGCAAATACATCGTATTATGTAATTACTGACCTATATACAGGTTGTACTTATACCGTTGGTAGTGGTTTCAACACAGGTTATACCGTACATAATTTAGTAAGTGCTAGTACATTAACATTCACATCGTGTACTGAATGTGAAACTACATTCCCATGTGCACCTGTTCCAACAAGAACCCCAACACCAACTCCAAGACCTTCATCGAGTCCAACAAGAACTCCAACCCCCACACCTACAATAACTCTAACTCCAACACATACTCCAACTCAAACCGTAACACAAACACCTACGGTCACACCTACAGTTACACAAACTCCAACTAATACCGCAACGGTCACACCTACCAGAACTGTAACACCAACAATCACTCCAACCGCAACCATTACTCCAACAAATACGGTTACACCGTCTATTACTCCTACTAACACACCAACAAGAACTGTTACTCCAACTAATACATTAACCGCAACTCCCACACCAACTCCGTCGATAACTCCAACCAATACTCCAACACCATCAATAACTCCAACAATCACACCGACACCAACTATTACCAAAACTCCACTTCCAACATTTGCGGTAACACCAACAACAACTCCAAGTATTAGTGCAACTCAAACACCAACACCAAGTGCAACTTCACCATATCAATGTGAACAAACAAGTTTTTGTGTGTTTGTTGATTTGGTTTCTTACGAACAATATAACGGAATATATTATAATTATGGTGAGTTTAATGGTAAGGCAGTATTTTATGCACCTGACGCAACAACTCCATCATACATTTATTATAACTCAACAGACACAAGATGGTGTTTGTCTGAAACAAGTGGTGGAACATGTGTATTGTTTGGTCCAACAGGTAGTTCAAGTTTATGTCCTGATTTGGATGAGGTATTGTTCAATACAGTGTGTCCAACACCTACTCCAACCGCTTCGGATTGTTATGGATTTGATTTTACAGCGACATTTGATTGTAATGTAACTTCAGGTTCAACACCTACTCCAACACCAACGGCAACAGTTACACCAACTCCAACCGTAACTCCAACACCGACAGTTGTGTGTAATACAAAAGCATTATCATTCTCAGCAGTTAATTATAACTTCCCAGGAGTTACTCAAACACCTTCACCAACACCATCGAATTTACCTAAAACAGTATCTGTAACAGGTAGCTCAACATTTACATCATTTAGTTCAACGTTTACAAGTACGTTGTCCAAACTTTTGGTAGATTGTAACGACCCATTCCAATATGTGGTATCAGACCCTGTTCCGTTTAATACAGGTGCTACGTTTAGTGCTATCATTGATGGTAATCCCGTTTGTGTAACATATAGTGCTGATACGTTTGCCCCACCAACGGCAAAATTAGACTCAATCGAAAGTGGTAATTTATTTAATTGTTACTGGTGTACTCCGGCTTATTCACCAACTCCAACACCTACCCCAACTGTAACTCCAACTCCGACAATACCATGTCCGCATGTTATTGATACAGTATCTATCGCAATATACAATTCACCTAATCAATTAAGTGTGTTCGACTATTATGATGGAACAATCGATTCATTAATTGTTGCTTATTATAATGCAGGTGGTCCAACAATGGCCAGATATAATTTATCAACATTATCGCTCCAATCGGCATCAAATGTTACCGGTGGAACAACACCATACGGATTAATTGCAGATAATGAAAGAGGTTACGCTTACTTCAGTATGTCAGCATCTGTTGAAGTGTATAGTATTACCGGAGTTAGTACAACTCACGTAGCTAAAATACCTGTTGACGGTACTCCTTCAAGATTAACATTAGATTACGATAATAATAGATTATATGTAGGTAATCAATTATCAAATTATATGACTGTAGTTGACACATCAACATTGTTAACCGCATCAACTATCAATATACCATATAGTTATAGCTCTAAATTGGTACCTTCATCAGGTAGATTATTTGCAACAAACTACTCAGCGAATCAATTAAACGTTATTGATACAACAACAACCGCATATACAATTACAAACACGATACAATTAGAAAACGCAGCAGGTGCTAGATTAGTGGAATACGTAGATGTTAATGATACATTATATATTACCGATTACAACTTTAACAAAATATACACGGTTAATCAAAGTACATTATTAACGGGTAATACAATTTCATTGTCAGGTAGACCATCCACAATTGTCTATAACTCAATAGATGAAAAGTTATATGTAACACTTAATAATATTCAAGAAGTGGTGGTAATTAATCCGTTAACTAACACAATTACAAAAGTAATGTCAACTGGAGGTAAACCTGATTCAATAGCATTTGATTACATAAATAATAAGATACTTGTTGGAAACTACACAGATAACACAATCACAAGAATTTGTGGTGGATAAAAAATATTAAAATATGGCATTTGGATTTCAAAACTGTTGTGATACTGAAGAATACTTTTACTTAAATGGTATTCCAGCTACTGTATCAGAAAACGAAGTTTATAGTATATCAACCTTAGAGGGATTTGATTTTTGTGCAACTTATGTTGAATTACCTGAATTATTTTATCAACCATTGACGTATAATTTAGATACGATGGTTGAACAGACTTCTTGTACAACATGTTTAGAAGTATTACCATGTCCTGATACAATAGACATTGTTTTAGATGAAAACGTAACAATATCAAATTATAACGAGTGTTCGGTATTAACCGAACTACCATTAGAGGTAACATGTAATACTCCTCAACCAGCGCCTGGAGCTACAACAGGTTATTTAGGAATAACTATAACAGGAGGTCAACAACCATATAGAGTATATTCAGCAAATACGGGAACTCAAATAGCCGGTTCCGCACAAATAGGTCAAATAATAATTAATACCCAAGCACCTCCAGGGGAATACTGTTATTACGTAGTGGATGATTACAATGCGGTTGTTCCTTTATGCTGTACCGTAGTTTATTCACCAGCTCCATTAGAAGTAACTTGTTCATCAACAAAAACAAGTGTGTGGGCAAATACTGGAACCGTAACTTTAGATATTAATGGTGGAGAACCTCCATATACAACATACTATAACGATAGTCCAATTGATTTACCATTACAAGATTTATCGGCAGGGTCTTACGAATTAACAACAATTGATTCGGGTGGTCAAACTATTACATCAACGTGTACTGTTACTGAAAATATACCAACAACAACTTACCCTGAGTATCTATGTTTAAGTTTTGTATATTGTGATACTCGTTTCTATTTAACATTCACAAGTGCAGGCACTGAGAACTATTTACCTTACTATACATTAAACACACCTAACGATATTGCAGTATCTTCGATGATATTATCCGCGGATACCTCATTCAATTGGTTCACGTCAACAGAGACCTCAACCACATCAGATTTAAATTTAGCACCTGGATGTACTTTATTACCAAGCCCAGGTAATTCCATATCATTTAGTAAATTAACATCGGACCCGAGTCCTTTAGGTGAATGGATTAGCTCAGGAATATTTAATTCTGGAGTTCACGCAGATGAAGGACAATGTGTCGACATACCACCAACATTCACCGCAACAGGCAACGAAGTATGTTTACTTCCAGGAAACACCACAACTGGTACTATTACTATTTTACCAAATGGTGGAACCCCTCCATACACATATTATATAAATGGATTTGCTGAATTTGGACCAATTATTAGTAATTTACAGTCAGGTAATTACCAAGTTCAAATATCAGATAGTACAAATAATTTAAGCATTATTCAAAATGCAACAGTTAGCGTAAGTAATCCAGTAGCATTAACATTTAATAACCCTTGTGCGGTTTTAAATTCAAATATCAATAGTGTTTTACCTAATGTAAACTTAGATATTTCATCAACAATTCCAACAAACAACTGGCCAATTAATGTTGTGGTTACCGGTACATTGATGTTAAGATTAGGTTATCAGTATGTAAACTCACCAGATATGCCACCTGAAGATGGTAACTTTATAGTGAACTATACAGATACGTTTCCATTCATACCTTCTTCAACATATATACTTAGAGCAAATGGAACTCAAGAAAGTATCTCATTTTCACTTTCGTCAGGAGGTCAATGGACTCAAGGCCCATGGACTCAAAATAACGCAACTCTTGAGTTTCCTTGTTATAGCTGGGGTAGATTTGATGTCTTTGAGTCCAATATCACATTATACCCTGGTGACACTATTTATACATCTTATGACACTCAATACACAACACCTTATTTGTATAGTAGCACTTGTCAAAGATTAAACGACATAACTCATTTACTTATTTTAACAAATCTTGAGGTTCAGTCGGGATGCGCAACTATAGATAGTCAAATTAACATCTACCAATATGGAGTTAGGAGAAATATTCTACCCACTGAGACTCCAACCGCAAGTTATCAAACATTAACAACTTCAACATTTGGACTATGCGCGGCTCAACCTAATTGTAATCAACAATTTGTATACGGTAGTATTGCAGGTTCTATCGCAACCGTAATCTCAAACCCATATGATTCAACAACAATATCAACACTCGGAATTAATTTTCCAAGAGCCAATACAAGAGGTGGCGGAGCTAATAACATTCCAAATGCTCGAGTTACACTTCCAGGTGGTGCAAGTTTAACGGTAGGTCAAACATATTACTTTAGAATGTATTTCACATCTAAAGGAAATGCTCCTATGTATCTCTCTTTTGAGGATGGTCAACCATCTCAAACTTCCCCCACAAATCCATCATATAATTTGTTAATACCTGCAAATTTACCAGTTAATCAATTTATTTATTACAGTATTCAATATACATCACAAATAAACGTAGGAACTAAAAAAATGTGGATTTGGAGAAATAATGGGGCTCCTTCCACAACAGTCAATGATACCTTTACAATACAAATCTCAGCATGTCCATGGGTTTAAAAAATAATAAATAACTATTTATAAAATATGTCATATATACTTAAAAATACACAAGGGTTATTAGTAACAAGATTAACCGATATCGGTCGAAGAAAAATTTCTGAAGGTAACTTCAATATATCATATTTTCAAGTTGGTGATAGTGAGGTTGATTATAACAAGTTATTAAATTATGGATATAATAATTCATCTTACAACGTATTAGAACCTCCATTCAACGCTCACAATAATGTAGGAATTCCTCAATCAACAAAAAACAACATTAAGTACCCACTGTATTTAGATAGTTCTTCAGGTATAACTTATGGTATACCTTTTATGGCTTCATCAGATGAGTCAGTATTTAATACTGCAACACCATTAGGGTTTTTCTCAGCATGTACGTCTAATTTTTTACCGTATACTTCAAGTGCATGGACATATAATTCAGAATATGTTTTTAAAACCGATGAAGTAAATGGAGGTACAACTCAACTTGTATTATATAGTTCTCCATGTGGGGACTCATCAACTGCTACAGTTTCTGCGGGAACATATGTTACATTATACACTCAAACAGGTTGTACTTGTTCATATGAAACTTGTCATCCAATTTTAACTTTTAAAGTTATGGTAGTCGATACCGTTGGGTGTGGTGGTGACTTGTGTATTACATTAGATAGATTCCCGCCTGATTTAACAACATTAGGTTATGCAGGTTATGGTAGAGCGTTCTTCCATCCATCGGGTATGACAGGTTATGATGTTTCTACTCCATTAAACTATTGGAGTACTAGTGTAATTAACTATGAATCTATTTGTACACCTGATGACGGTTATGTGAAGATTTGGAATATGAATATTCCATGGACTGAGAACCCTGCAGGTATTATTGAGACTCAAAACATAGGTTATGGAAATTTTAGTTCTCGAGATTACATCGGAACAAAAGAATACTTAGGTTATACAAACTCAGGTGGCCAATATTTCTATAATTCATTCTCGTCAACTACCGCTCAAACTGACACTTATTACTATAATTCTTTCCAAGAAAGAATAGATGTATTACCTGAAGACCAAAAAGCAATTGCAATTGTTCACTATACAAATAATAGTATCATTAACTTTTATGGTGAAAAGTTCGCAACCGAAGTATACACTGATGGTAGTACTCCAGGTGAGGCAATAAACTTTACAATCAAACTTCCATGGATAATGTGGCATAAAAATAGTTCATGTTGTAACGGATTAACATTATATATTGACCCTCCCGGATACTCAAGTTTAGATTTGTTAACACCTTTCTATATGAAGTCATCCAAGAATTCTGATATGAATTCTCCAGGTATGAGATATTATCATTTATATGATACTAACACTCAAAGTAACGGATACCCAAATAGAGTCGGTAAAGTTTTCCCTGATAACCAAATGATTATTTTTGATGATGATGAGATTGTTGCAGTACTTAACTCAGTATCAAATCGTAACTTCACATTACCAGCACCTAAGGTCGGATTAATAAGTCCAGGTTCATGTAATGACGACTCAACTGATGGTGTATTAGACAATGACTCTCAATGTATGTGGGTGACTTATGGATTTGAAGGTAAGTGGCAAGGAATGCATTGTAACTATTATCAAAAAATCATCGGACCATCAAGTGGTTGTGGGTTAAACGAACAAAACGTAACTGTGAGTTTTGGTAACGAATTTAAATGTATGAACTCAGGTACAACTTCAGGGTTCTCAGCAACAGATTTCTTTATTTTAGCTCAGACAGGTACTACTTCACAAACTAGACCGTCAAGTGAATCATGGAAGAAAATAGACTACACAAGTCAGGTTGATAATGGTGGAGCACATGTTGTGGTGAGTGCATTAACTTCAACTACATTTGTAATATCTGTAAATTCATACACCAATGGGACTAATTACGATTTATCTCAGTTAATACAAATACCAGTAGTTGGTGACATATCTCCAAGTATTGGTTTCGGTGATGATTATTATTTCTACGGTAGTTTATCAACAGATATTCAAGCAACAATATATGAAATGAGATATTTGGTTAATTTACCAAATAACCAATTTGTTAATTCATCTAATCCAACATGGAGAAATGGACAAACAACTTATATGTCAGAAATTGGATTATTCGATAATAATAAGAATCTATTAGGTCTTGCTAAGTTCCAATCACCTCAAGTTAGACAAGGTGTGCAACAAGTAGTAATTAAATTAGACTTTTAATTTTATTTACAATTTATTAAAATAAATTAATTTGTTTTAATATATGGCGAAAAGTATAAAAAACTCACCTAAGATTTTAGGTTTAGACGTGTCAACCAAAACAATTGGTGTTGCACTTTTTGATTTATCTTCAAGAGATTTGTTAGAATTAACTCACATCTCTCCGAGACCAAAACCAACTTCAGACAATAAAATGGAAGAATTAATTAATAAATCCACTTTATTTAGAAAGAAGCTTGAGGAATATAAAGGTATCGGTGTAATCCGAGTAGTTATTGAGGAACCCCTATTAAACAGTAATAATGTTTACACAATTGCAACTTTATTAAGATATAACACATTAATATCTAAAGAAGTTTATGATGTATTAGGTGTTGTTCCCGAATACGTTTCAACATATAATTCAAGAAAACTAGCATTCCCTGAGCTCGTACAAAAAAATGAGAAAGGTAAACATGTTCTATTTGGAGGTTACCCTAAAGACGTAGATAAAAAAATGATTATATGGGAACTTGTATCTAAAAGAGAACCTCAAATACAATGGTTATATACAAGAAACAATACTCTAAAAAAGGAGAATTTTGATATGACCGACGCATATACTGTAGTCTTATCTTACCTTAATTTAAAAAATTAAGAACAAGAGAAAACTTTAAAGGTTTCACAACCAACAGAATCAACAATTTTTAATATTACTGTATTAGACCCGAATAATTCTTGCGGTATATCAAACTGCACGGGCCAATATACAGGGTCAGTAATCGTATAAGTTAACTGACAATTATTAAAATATTCATCACAAACATACACACTAAATGGTAATGTTCCGTTAACGTCTGTTATGTCTATTGATGCAACCATAATTTATATCATTTGAACCCATCCAATACTATTTTTATATATGTACATACCATCACTACTATCAGTTTGGTACACTATTAAACCTGGCGTAGGTGAACTAATTGCCAGTCGTTGTGACTGTGTCATTCTTGGAAATAATACCCCTTGTGATGTAGAGGCAACCTCTAATATCGCAGCGGCACTTGACGGTGAACCTATAGAAACTGTAGTTCCGTTATCTTGAATTAAGCTATTGGTCAAACTTGAGCTACTATTCCATTTTGGAACGTACCCTGAGGTTCCTGAGCCTGTTATACCGGTTCCTCCACTACTACTTCCCGTATTAAACTTTCTCCAAACCGCAGTAGTACTTGTATATCCACTAACATCTTCAATTGTCGATGCCGTCCAAGCATTTATAAATGCCTGCCCTTGTGAAGTATTATTTTTAACTGTTGTACCAAAATTAGAGATTGTTACACAATTTGTACTTGCAGTTGCCGCAGTCCATAAACTACTATAACCACTAATATGGAATTGGTACACTTGGTCTTCTTCATACACATAAACCAACATACCAAGTCTTCTTCGTCCAGATGATATATTATCTGAAGCTAAAGTTAATACATCGGGTGACCAAGCACTACCACTACCTTTAATAAAATCAATAGGTATTGTATTACCCGTATATTCAATAGGTCCTGTAGTACCTGAAGGTATTGTATAAACCAAGTCACTTAATGAATATACCTCCATATATCCACCAGTGTTATTAACACTAAAAGTATTACCAAAAGTCGCAGACCTGGCAACACTTGTTGTTCCAACTGATTGGACTGAAGTTAATGGATTTTTATATGGAAACGTACTCATAATTATGGTTCTAACACACTACCTCTAAAATATAAATTATCAATATTGTCAAGTTCAAACGTTTTAGATGGATATGAAGTGTACACTCTATATGTTTGATGACTTATTGTTGGTCCACTATATGTGAAGGTATTATTATATATTGTTTCCTCCATCTTTACACTTGTAAATACATTTGGATTCACAATACCTAAATCAATCTCAACTTGCTTTTGACTATTTGTCATTATTGTAGGTATTATCCAAGTATACCACCCTTTAGATAACACTGTGTCCTCAGGAACAACAACTGTTTGTAAATTATACGCAATGATTGGATTACCGTATGTGTCAAACCCACCACTTGTTGTGTTTACTCTACCTTTAATTAATCTCGGGAATTCTCCATTTGTCCAACCTGAGTAATTAACATACTTAACCATGTCATCTTGGAATGTTGATGCGGACTCACTAGGTCTTGTACCATTTGTAAATCCATAGAATGATGAACCTAAACTATACATATAACTACCAATACTTGACGAACCACTGTAAGGCTCAATAAATAAGTAGGCCGATGGTCCTTCAGATGTAACTGTAGGTGTAGGAGTTACCGTATTTGTAGGAGTAACTGTCTGAGTAGGAGTAATAGATGGTGTTATTGTAGGCGTTACTGTTACTGTAGGAGTTAACGACATTGTAGGTGTAATAGACGGTGTTAGAGATGGTGTTGGTGTGAATGATGGTGTTGGAGTCGGTGTAGCGGGTGTTGGAGTGACTGTTGGTGTAGGAGTCGGTGTAACACACATGTGTTGTTCACTATAGATACAACCTGTTCGGTCAATAACCTTTACCAATATAATTGGAGCCGTGTCAAACTGACTCGGAGCGTAGAAAGTAGTTGCCGGTGGTATATAGTTTTCATATGTTGTAACCAATGAACAATTAAATTCATAAATGTCACAAACATATATTTGATATGGTGGGTCCCCACCTAATGTCGTAATAGTAAACGCTCCCATTATTGATAAATAGTTTTGGAACTATTTTACGTCAAACAAGATATATTATAAGTTATCTGAGTTGATACAGTAACTGTCTCGTCTTTATAATATTCAACACCTCCAACAACCGCAGACTCAATAGTTACTTGATTAGTTACAGGGTCAACATAAACAGTATCCAAATAAGGTATTGTTGATAACACGTAACTTAATGCTGTTGAAAATCCACTAACATTCGGATAATCATTCAATGATACCGTTGTGTAGAATGGATTAGAATATGTTACACCATCTAATTCAACAACACATCTAAAGACCGCATTATTTAATTTACAATAATCATGTCCGACAGTTAAATCATAAAACCCTTGAGTCAACATTGTTTTATAATTTAAGAATGACGTTGAAATTGTAGTCGTCCCTCCGGTGATTTCCCCACTCACTGTTGTAGACACACTCGGAGTACAATCTACTGTTGCTTGTTGTGTTGTATTACAGTTGTTCGTACCGCTTAGAGTTAGTGTGTATGTACCAGCGGTCAACCCTGAGATATAAACACCTGTTTGTCCATTTACATTATCACTCCAAGTAAAGTCAAATGGACCTTCATCAAATATGATTGCAGATACTGTACCTCCACTACCATTTAAACAACCTGTACTGTACAATACAAAATTAATAGGTGTTAATCCGTCAACTGACGTATTACTAACTTGATTACATGCGTTTTGATTCGATACCGTCACAGTATACGGTCCTGAGGTTAACCCGGAAAATGTATAGGTCTGAGCAGTAGTAGCAAATGACGAAGAACCGTTAGATAATGAATAAGTATAAAAATTGGTAGTTGCAGTGGAAGGGTTAACCTCAGTAACATCAACAGTTATTTGTCCTTTGTTTCTGTAACAATATGTACTTGTAGGTGTTGTAGTGATTGTAAATGGATTCTCGTTTAATATCTCAATAGAACTTGTATATGAACAAGTACCTAAAGAATCCGTAATGTTTAAACTATATGTGTTTGCAGATAATGAACTAAAAGTTGTAGAGTTTAAAGATGTAGTTTGTACTTCACTATACCCCGACAAATTAGTTAAGGTATAAGTATATGGGGTCGCCCCTCCAATAACACTTATATTTATAAATCCAGTCGTAAAACCACAGGTGGCATTACCTTTATTAACACCAACAACTGAGAATGAATTAGGAGTTAATAAATTAACCGATAATGATTTTTGACATAACGCAACGTCCGTAACAGTTAAAGTATAACTCCCTGAAGGCAAGTTATTGAATGTTACAAGGGTATCATAACTCACTTGTGAATCACCATTACTCAATAGGTAATAATAAGGTCCAGTTCCACCTGTAATACTATAAGTAAGTGAACCTGTAGCGCCTGAACATGATGGAGGAGTCTGACTTGTATTAATAATCGATATTGGTAATGCGTTATTAACTGTTGCAGTTTTTGTAACTGAACATCCATAAGAATCCGTAACTGTACAAGTATAATTATTATTCGTTAAACCTGTGATGAAACTATTGGTTGTTTCTCCAGTTATAAACCCTGACCACTCGTATGTGAATGGAGATGACCCCGTTAAACCTGTAATATAAACTTTACCATTAGTTAAAGAACAAGACGGATTATCAACAATATAAAACCCATAGTCCAATGTTGGTGAGTTATAAATTACAGTGTTTTCTGAAGTCCCGAAACAACCTCCGTAATTCGTACAAGTCGCATAATAAACACCTTCACCTAAATTACTAAATGTATATCCATTAGCCTGTGTTGTAATTCCTGAAAGTAGTGAACCATTTTGATACAAATTAATCGTATTTGTTCCGTAATTAGTTGGTGTCGTTACAGTCAACTCCCCATTACTATTACCACAAGTAGTATTTACTGTTGATGTTATACTCAAAGTTGACGATGATGTCACATTAAAATTAATCAACGTATTAATGTTAGTAGTATCCGTAACATTAAAAGAGTAACTACCAGCTGATAATGAACCTATTGAGTAGTTACTTGATGTAGTCGCAGATGCGTAAGTTGTCGGATTAACCCATGTAATGTAATATGGTGACGCTCCGGTAAATGAAACGGACATTGCTCCTGAGTTGGTACTCTGACAATCCCCTGTTAATAATATGTTAAATTCTAAAGGCATATTATGAAATTATTGCTTGGAATGAATAAGTTAATCCGTAGTTATTATATGCTGCAACAGGAGTATTAACAGGCTCAAATTCAGGATTAATAACTGTTGAGACAATATTACCATCACTATTTAATGTAAATTCAAATCCAGTATCTTGGATTGATTGTGGATTTGTTATTTCATCAGTAACAGTATTTGTGACTGTTATTATTGAGACATTTCCATCAATAATGAAATCGTTTACAAAATTTTCCCATTCTTCTGTCGTAAATTGAGTACCACAATTGTATATCTCACTATTGTTTGACGTAATTTGCACGTTGTAAATTTGACCATTATAAATGTATTTAGTCTTATAACTAATTACATAATACCATGAGGTTTGAGTTCCCGTACAATCTACCACAGGAACTGATGGATAAGTCACAGTCGACGATGGTATAGTGACTTCAGGTACTATTGGTCCTGTCACCACCGCAGACGGTGTTGTAATTGTGGAAACTTGACAACCTCTTTGTCTACGATATACAAATTTTTGTCTATGGAAAACCGAGTTCTCAAACTTAGTACCCGTGTTCCATATTGTAGTAGCAGGAACAAATTGTTCAACCAATCTAATCCAAAAATCACCAAGACCATTAACATAATTAATCATATTTTGGTAATTAAAGTTATTATTAGTTAAACCAACATCTTCATTCATTGTCAAGTACTTCCAAAATATTGACTGTAATGTTGGGTACCCGCTAGTTTTGCCATCAGATGAATATTGTCTGTTTCTAACATTAATCATCTCACTCCAAAATGTGTTGTAGAACTTAAAGAAACTCTCGTTTTGTGGTTGTGGGTTAATAAATGTCGAGTCAACTCCTCCAACTTGTGGATACGGAGATGATAACCCTGTAATTGGAATAGGGTAATTTTTTGTTCTCGATACGTACCAAACATCATAAGCAATTGCTTGAGCTGGATTCAAAAATAAATCAACATTCTTAACATTAAGAGTTAACCTATCATCGCTTTGGTAGTAATAAGCGTCGAATATATTGTCGGTTCCAATTCGGTTTCCTTCATTACTGTCTATCCAACTTTTTTTATTGTCCACTTGTTTTTTAATAGAGAACCCTAAATCCATATATGGGAATTCTCTAAATCTGTCTAAATATTTTTGACCATATGTGAAACCTTCAAGTGTGGTTTGAACCGATGGATTAGAGCCGGTAAACACACTTGTATTGTTATCAATGACCTGAGGACTTCGATGACTCGGAGTCGATTCAAACCATCCCTCACCTTTCTGAAAATAAAAATCGTCAGTTATAGTTGGGTTTGTAGGGTAACCTTGTTCATCGATAGGGTAATCTCCTGATGTTGTATCAACATTAATTACTTGTGTTGACGATGTGTAAGCGGTATACTGAATACCTCTAATCGTAAATAAATTATTAGGGTTATAGGTAGGAGTTGTCGGAATATACGTACCTCCATCAATCTGAGCAAAATACGTATTAAATTGTTCAATATCTATTTTACTATCCGCCAAATAAACATTCTCGTTAAATTCAAGTAATGCATCAGGTACTCCAATATTCTCCATCAAAAAATCAATACTCTTTCTAGTTCCCTTAGATTTAAACAAGTACGCTGAATTTAATATTAAGTTCCTATAGTATTGGTTATTTAAATCATTAATTGTTTGTGGTGTTGAGTAAGCAGGAAAAGCATTTTGAGTCGTACCGTATATTGAACTTAAAAAACCAACATTAGTGATTGGCGATATGTTAGTACTCCAACCTAAAGTTTGAGCTAAATTAACCACAAGGTTTGACGGTATGTCATTACCAATATTGTAATTTACAGAATTAGCATATTGTATTGCATCAATATACTTTTTGTTTTCATCAAAACTCCTACCATAAATTTTTAAAACCTTATCAACCTTTAAATCAGGAGTATCGAATTCTTGGAATGAATCTGTAACATAAAATCTTGAGACTAAGTTAGTTTTAAATACATCAAAATTACTTCCAATCTCGTTTAGATTCTCTAAGTAAAATGTAAAAGATGAAGTTCGAATATCGATGTTCCACTGACCGTCCATTGGCCAAGTTAAATTTTGGAAACTAATGAACTGAGTTCCGTCATCTCCTTCAGTGGGAACTTGGAATTTTGCAGTATATTTTGGATATGAATACCGATTTAAAAGTATCTCCTCAACCTCATCAAGTTCGAGATTAAACACTTCGTTAACCACAGTATCGTTAAGTCGAATTACGTAATCATCACTACTTGTCGACGAACCTGAGAATGGATTACCAATTACAGATAATGTTAACGTACCAGCACTTACAGATGACGACGGTGTTAATAAACTAATCTCGTATTGATTATTATTAATATCTAAAATGTAACTCCTATACTTAGTTTTTAAATTACGATATGGTGAAACAGGACTTGATAAACTGTTTAGGTTTATCTCGGCATTTTGAGAAAAATCAATACCAAATGGATTACGTATAATCTCAATAGGTATTGTAAATGTCGTAATATTCTCATTTTGAGTAAACGTGATTCCAGTCGCAGTATTACCCGATGTAAAGTCTTGTCTATACTTAGAAATTTCTAATCCAGCCGGAAAAAAATTAATAATGTTTGTAACCGCAGCCTCAAATCTTTTAACTAATGAACCATAGTTAACAAAATTTAAAACATTTGTTTGGTCAAAATTAGGGTATATTCTAAAATTCTTATCAAAAATGTTCTGAGACTGAGCTTCACTTCCTACCGATAACGAACTCAAAGTAATTGGCGCCGAGAAAACACCTGTATCAAAACTTCGATTTGTTTTTTGAACTACTGATGTTGTAAATGCGAAATTACCTTGCGTAAGTCCTCCACCATCGGTAATTTGTAAACCGACTAAATTGTCAGAGAATGTACCTGAACCTGAATCTGATTGTGGTGGACATGTGTACTTTGCCATTATGCTATGATATTCTCAAAATTTTTACTAAAATCAATGTTATTACCTCTATCTTGTCTAACTTCATACAACAACTCGTTAAATTGGTCACGAATTTCATATAAGTTATATTGTTTGTAAATGTTATTGCTTGAGTCGTAAATAGTGTAGATACCATCTTCAATCGACTTAGTTTGATTACCATAAAGTGCAATTGCCAATGTTGATATATCTTGGTCAACCACTTCAACCTCGACTATCGTTGGGTTAAAAAATGTATTGGTGATTATAATATCTTGTCCCGCAACTCCAATATTTGGTGTTGCATTTGGTCTGTTTGTTGGTGAAGATGATGGTGATAATGTACAAAACATCAAGTTAGTTACAGTGTCGGTATAAACATATCTTGTTGACTTTAAAATAGTATTAGTAACGTTTTGAGTTACAGGTTCACAAAAAAAGTTAGATGTGATGATTCTAAACATGTTTGGAGATTTGGACCCGTCTGGGTTTAAATACTCCACTCTAAATCCAACAAGTCGTTGGTTAATAAACTTGTTTCTATACTCGGATGGTACGTTATTTAAATCAATAATAATACCCTTAACGTTTGGTAATGAACTTAGAACTCCACAATCTGTTATCGATGTTCTTATCTGTGCAGGTCTAATCATTAACGTGTAGATACCTAACGCATTAAACTCCTCAGATGGTAAATTTAAGTTGTATAATCCACCTAATATTTCATTAGTGTTACCCCCTGTTGATGTGTTATTAAAGTAAGGTCTAATATTAGAACTATCTAATTTTTTTAAAACAAAATTACTTGTAACATCTCTCGATGGTGTATAATTCATTATTATCTCGATATCATCAGGACTAACGTCTGATGGTCTTATAGTTCCGTAATTGCCAGTTGCCATTTAATTCTAATATTTAATAAATAGTTTATGAGTAATTTTAAAATTGAGTTTTAATCACATTAAAGAATTTATATCCATATTCCTCAAGTGCGTCTATTGTTCGAACCTCTCCAATTCTTCTAAAGTTTTCCATAGCACTATTTTTACCTCTCTCAACAAAAACGTTTGAAAGTAACTGAGCCTGGTCAATAATGTTTAAATAAACCTCATTTTTAACTATAGGTAAGTATTCAACTTGTGACTCAGTTAGTCCTGATGAATAGTATCTAAATATTGAAGTCCTATCACTATAGTCAATATAATCTAAATCATTAATAGTGTAAGCAGTATATGTTGATGTAATATCAGTTAATCTCCCAGTTCCTCCTCCATCGATAGGTACGTCCGTTCCAACTGAAGGAAACCCACCGTATGTTTTAATATCACCTAATTTAGATTTGGTATAACCCGTAACTAAGTACGGTAATGAAACAATCTGAACTTCAGCTTCAGTGGTTGTATCGGCCGAGGTATAAAAATTTATCTCAGATGGCGTTGTTGACCATGAATTCTGTAAATTTTGGAATTGTACGGTTCCATATGGGTTACTAACATCAGTAACCCCATAAGGTAATGTGATGTCTTTCTCAACAACAATTTGACCGAAAGATGTAAAATGAATTAATGTTATAGTATAAGTTCCATCATTCGCATAGTTATGGTCAAAATATTCATTCGTACTATCAAGTACCTCTATTGCAGACCCATCACCCCATGATATTTGGAAAAATGAAGTAGTTAAATAATTAATATTAGAATTTTCAGATGTGTTATAAACTCTAATCGAATTTAGGTTTGAGTTGTCGGGGTTCTTAATGAAAATAAAATTCTCAGATACATTTATTTGAGCAACATTCCCATCAAACACAGAATAATATCCAACATCTTGGAAGTCTTGTTTTAATAAAACAGGGATTGTGAGCCCTGTTAATAATGAACCCCCATTTGTACCTCCAGATAAAATATAAGACATACCCGAATAAACTCCAAATGAGTTTGAGTTATAGGTCTCTTGAATAATATCAGAACTCAAAAACCCTGGTGATATTTGTACTTTAAATGTTTCCATTATTGAATTGGTGGGTTAACATATTCATACCATTTAATATGGTTATAATCTTTTGGTCCGTTAGCCGGAAAGTTATACTCGTAGCTAATAAAATCGAACTCCACTTTTTGAAAGAAAGTATCGTTGCTTACGGAGTACGGATTACTTGAACCGAAGTTTTGAGGGCTACCCTGAGAACTACCTTTAACAAAAGTTGTAAATTGTCCAGTTTTACCATTAAAGAATTTTACAGTCATATACATCGCACTCAATGAAAGAATATCGAACTCTTTAAACCAATGGATAAAATAACCTTCAGACCCTTTATTATAGTCTAAATTAAAATAAGGTTTGTAGGTATTATAATCCGAACCATTACTAGTAATAACCTCAGTAGTATTTGGATTAGATAAAATTAATGTCAGATAATTTTTATTCTTCTTTTTGTCAGTAGTATCATAAAAATCGAGTTTAAAGAACGACTTATCAAAACTTTTAGCGTTATAATAAACTTCGTCAAAAGTGAATAACCCTGAGTTCACATAACTATCATAGAAAGAAGTTGTTCCAGTATTGTAAAAATAAAACTGATGAATGACTGACGTAGTTAATTGTTGGTTAACAGTTATCGCCTTTTTAGTGAATCTGGCTAATTCATAATTCACAGGTATACCTAATACTTGTTTAACAACTTCGTCCTGGAAAGCATCAACGGTATCTCCTCTATCTGAGAAATCCCAGTTTTGAGTAATCGGAATAACCAATTCTCTATTTTTGGTTCCTCTTAATATTTTAATCTTATTCGCAATCATCAATCAATGGGTCAGATATACTTGGAGCCGAGATAATATTTGTACCCTCAGGTATAATTCTGAAAGTAAAATTATTATACGGATAATGTTTATTGTTCATAAATGGATAATCAACTCCGTTTCCGTTTTCATCAATAAAACCGAATGGATATATGTCCCTCCAAATAAACTCTTGTGTAGCATTTTTATAGTAAGCATAATTAGGTAAACCCGCAATTACCTGACCATCACTCTCCTCAATATATGGAGAAAATACTTTTAATTGGAACTTGTAGTGTGGTTTATAGTAATATCCGAGTTGGTTAGTTGGTGTACCACCTCCTATTACAAAATTGTCAGAATTAAATGTGAACTTATGGTAATATTCGGAAATAACTCTCTCTTCTTGTGTAAAATCATTAAACTCACAAAAATCACCTTTTATTATATCGCCGACATTATATTCATTATTGTAATAAAATGTTCTTCCCTGATACGAATTAGTAAATGACGTTGTGGTTACATTGGTCAAGTTATTTGTATTAACATTATCCCACCAAGTATTCAACTGAGGACCTAAATTAAATGACCACCCATGTTTTAATGCAATATTCAAAGGGTTTCCTGTTGGTTTATTAAACCATCCAAATCTACCTCGATTTACAACTGTAAAATATAACTCAGTAATAGGTCGATTTAAATTATCATATAACCCAGTAATATCGACATTATCTGTAAATGATAAGTTATATGAATCACTACCTTCTTTTGTTGCAACTCTTGAAACAAAATTTGGAGATAGTTGTGGAGATATAAACTTCTTTACAGTTCTAAACGCATTGTTTTCAAATCCGGCGTAAGTTAAATTAGCATTGTTTGGAGTGTCTATTATTTTATGTAATCTTACATAATATCTAGACGTACTTTCGATAAGATATTCTTTATTAACAACTCGTTTAAAAGTTCCGACCAAAGTATCAGTAAAGTTAGTAAATCCAATATCATATATATTGAAAATATACATCTCCGAATCTTGAGTCCCATCACCAAAACTATAAACATCAAATACGTTAATTGAGTTGGATTGCACACTAGTAATTACACTTTCCCCGTTTTTAAGTCCGTGAGGTATTTGACACTTAAATTGCCATACCGACTTTCCATTATACGATGTTTTAAACATAATAAATGGTATTCCGTCACCGGCAGTAAAAAAGGATGTATTACCAGCCTCACTAGTATAAAACATTACTTGCGATGTCGTACTACTAAATGGATAGGAGATATAAAATGACCAATTTAGTTTAGCCGCATCTCTCGCCATAGGAACATAATGAGGAGGGTCAGTCTGACTATTTAATGTGTATCCAGTAACATCATAATCAGTTCGAATAAAATCAAACTCATTGTATTGTGGTAATCCACCCCATGGTATGACCGCACCATTCGACTGAATTTGTAACTGTTTATAATAATTCTCATTAATGTAATATAAATTATTATTAAACGGTGGATACGGATTAGAATTTGTCGGAGTAGTACCCGAATAAGCATTTTCAAAAATAATACTGAATTTTGCCATGGGATATATGTAGGGAGACCTCTGTCTCTCAGCATCATATAAATCCGCTAAATCAACATTTATATTTCTATCAAACTCCTCAAGTTCCTTCATAGTATTAACTAACGGAACCTGTAATCCAATACTTTGCTCAGTCGAACCCTTATATCTTGCCGACCCTTTTAAAAACGATATTTTACCTAAATCACTCAAAAGTTATATTTGTATCTACGTATTTTATGAAAAACTTATCTAATGCACTTGCACCCTTTTTCAAACCAAAATAAAAATGGTATGGAGAATTTGCAAGTACTGTTTGACTATAATTATTTGTTGGTTTAATCTCGGTTGGTTCTCCGCTGGAGTCATAATTAATAATGTAACCTTTATAATAGAAACTATTGTTACCATCAACTTGAGTATATCTTGAAGATGAGTTAATTCTATCCAATTCTTGATATTTGAAACTAAAGAACTTACTTGAAAACTCTCCGCTACTGTCAGGGTATGTTGTTGCATAATTGTTAGACTGTGTTCCGAAAATTGTATCGGGGTCAGTATTATTCAAACCTGTAAAATGCCACAAATAGTATGGAACCTCCTGGCTATTAACCGCAATATTTGTAAAATCATATTGTGAAGATGGTACCGGCGCATTCTCATTCCATATTGTTCTTCTCGGAGTAATGTAGTCTCTGTCTTGGTTATTACCTTGCATAAATAAACCAAAATATGGGAACTCATCAGCATTTGAGAAATATAACGAACTTGCATTATAAGACTCAGGTGAGAACTCTTGTATACCAAATTCGGAATTGATTGCAATCATTTGAGAATAATCACCATCAACAAATCCAGGTATTAATGTAACCCCATCATCTCTCCATCTTGTATTAGAGAATAATGCTTTAATAGTCGGGTCAGACTGACCTTCATTAGGGTCATCAGATATTGGTATTAACTGTTGTAAGAACGACGTATTAATTAACCTACTTAATATGAATATATTCAAAATATCCGTAATCTCTTGAAATGAAGTTGGTTTTAATTTTGCGACTATATAACCATCATAATCATCAGAATATGCTAGTTCTTGTAAGAAAGCATCTCTTGGTCCTAAGTCAAGTATTGTTGTAGGAGCTCCTAAGTATTTTTTATTACCAACTCCATCATCGGTACCAAATGGATTAGTTTTACCAATGAAATAACCATCATTAATATTTGTAAGTGATGTTGTTGAGAATGGACTACTTCTATAATAAAAATTATTGGATGGATGTAAAATTACCAAATCTTTACAATAGATACTATATGGTTCATTTTGAGAATCAAATACTCGGTTATTTCTAAACGGATAAACGTATAACGTACCATTAACATATTGATTATTAAATGTATGTGAGATAATCTCAAAACAAGCAGCCAAATTCATTTTAAGTCTTGTTATCCATTCAACAACAGACTTAATATCTTTAGGTATTGTAGTGATTGGTTTGGATACCAAATTATAACACCCATTACCCTTTAAGAAATACTTTTGTTTACCTGATGGGTCCATCAGTTCATTACAATTAGGTTTAATAATTGGTTGCCCTTCATCATCAACATCATAACATTCTAATGGAACCGCTTTAGAACAATCACTCAATGACTCTATCACCGGATTGCTACCAAAGAAATGTTGAGTATTTTCATTATTTGTCGTAGGGTTATTAGTGACATTTATCAATGATTGTTGAGCACCAGCATCTGATATTTTAAAAATTGCGAACGTACTGTTTTGGTGTAGGAAATAATAGTTCTTACCATTTTTTTGAACATTAGTCGATGTCGGTAATCTGTCCGACCTAAATACCATTCTACTTGAGGTTAAAGTCCATGGATTAAACGCCGAATTATTCGCATTTATTCGATTAATATATGATGTAGATATATATGCCGGTGAGCCATACTTACTTTGGTCATTATAAGGAATGTCCCTATTATAAAAATCACCGGCACCGTCTTCATCACCACCATTCATCAATCTCATAGACATTATTGATGCTCCGGCAACAATTTCTCCACCATAATAACCTGTAATATTCCTAACATTTCCGATATTATCTCCGGTATCCCCAAGACATGTGTTTGGGTACATATTATCAAAACATTTCGCAACAAATCCACCTAGGTCTCCACAATTTAACGCTTGTGTTGCACTAAATCTATATGGTAGTGCAAAGTATCTAGTAAAAGCATTTACATAATTGTTTGTCGGTGCAAAGATTGATGCCGTACAAATATCACTATTATCTACATATAAAACCCCTGCACTTGTATTAGTGAATACGTTACTAGTTCCTCCATCACTATAAACAGTTCCTCCAGGGTCGTTTACCGGTGCGTAAGCTGCAAATATCCCCCCATCATCCGTGTCCGAATAATAAGCCGGAAGTAAGCTTTCACCACCTGTATTAAAACCGGTATAGGTAAAACTATAACTTGGGAAAAATACATTTTTATCTAAAACATTAGGGTTTGATGAAGTTGAGTGTGATGCCGGTTTCATAGAGTCATTAGTCGACTGTATTGGTATGTTCATCTTAAAGTTTCCAGTTACAACGTAATCCGAATTCCACTGGTAAGTTTCAACACCAAATATTCTGCTCAAATCTATCTGTTGAGGTATTCTTGGTGAATTTGGGTCTACACCTCTCATTAATATAACAATCCCATAATCATCATAATTAGTAATTGCACTTCGTTCAATATCATTCTCATTAAATAAGAAACTATATCCCGCATCTTTAATCGCAGTTTGCTGATAACCATACCAACAAGAATTACATATATTATCCGGATTTTCTGAAACATCAAGACGATAATATCTCAATCTTCTATAATTAACATCAATACCATCTAATCTTTGTAGATATCTAACACCAAATGAAAATTCATTTGCATCTGATGGAGCAATCGCCGCAAAATCACCAATGGTCATACCAGTTATTACTTGAAAATATTCAACGTCAGCAGGGAATGCATTATCCACATTTGTGGTATTACCACTAGTATATTCAAGAGGTATATTATAGTTAGTAGATAATGTTGTATTACCCAAGTCATCTGGATTAGAATAACTTACAGTTATCTGAGACGGGGTATTAATTGTACCAGTACTTTGTCCAAAATTTATATCTCCAGATTGTGCTGAATCTTGGAATGATACTATCTGACCTGACGGTAGAGTACTGATTTTGTTTTTATCTAATACCAATATTGTTACATTGTCATAGTGATGTTTTGTATTTGGGTTATTAGTTTGTGGAATCCAGTTAACCCTGATTTGATTCCATCCCGCAATATTACTATCTCCAAAATTTTGTACGTTATTATAATATTTTGATTTAGTGTTAAATAGATTATATAATTCAGCAGGTGGTAAATTTAATGTGAAATAATACCCATAGGTTGACGGGTTCCAAGGAAAACGTTTCAGTGTATATTCAGCACCTTGTCCTGTAGATGAATATCCCGCCCAAATCTGACCAACATTTAACAATTCGTCAGGGGTATATCCATTATATGGATTGGTACTTGTAACATCAATCAATATTGATGTCTGTGGGTCGTAAACAGGTACTCCAATAACAGCCGCAGCAGCATCTTCTAATGATGAACCATCAACACTTTGTGGGTCATCTTCAGTTTGGTCAATTCCTCCATATTCTGCCTGACAATTACATCTTTCACATCCGTCATCTGTATATAATACTAAAGGTAACCCAATATTAAGCAATTTTTTTGAGGCCTCCTTTATTCTATCAGAATACACTAAGATTAACACTGCAAAGGCGGTAATTAAAACCGTTTTGGCAATTAAAGCGATGGATAACGCAACTTGAGGGACAGGGGACGCTATCGCAGCCGCAGCATCAATACCAAATGAAGTCGCAAGAAACCCTAAATAAATTGAAAACGCGATGATGAACGGATAAAAAACATTAGTTAAAACAAACGCCAAAACGTGTAATATTAACATCACAGGTATTGTCAAAAACTTAAAGAAATCCAAAAAGAATGATATAATCACAAATAATACATCGACTCTATATATTGCATCATTAGTTGGGAACGTATTATAGGTCCCTTCACAATTCGAATCTGTGATTTTTTTAACAATTAGTGTGTTACCTGCAAATCGATTAGATTGGTATCTATCAATTAACTGAGACACAGTATACACTTTATTATATACCATATCATAAAAAGTATCCACACAATTAATCGCCTCAGTTGGATTCGCATATTCGTTCCAATCTAAACTAAAAGCGTATGATGATTGTAATAAAAATACATCAATAGGAACATCGTCAAACTCAATTGTGTATGGATTACTTAAAGTTTCAACATCAAATGTGAAAGTATATGTTCCAGGGTTTCTTAATGTTGTACCATTAAGTTGTGTACCATTAGGTCCTGTAATTACCAAATTTTGAACATTCTCAATAAATTTTAATCGATAAACCGTTTCTTCAGCTAAAGTAATATAAACTGTTTGAGTTAGTGGGTTACCTTGGGTGTTTTGAACTGGTTGATTTGATTCTGTCACAGTTGAGATACTACTCTCATTATCTATCGGGTCACTGTCAGGACTTGACCAACCTCTTTCTTTAATATTAGGTAATAAGTAATACGCCCTTTTAACTTCATCTGATAATTGTGGAGATTGTAACCACTTGATTTTAAATCTATACTTACCCTTTGTTGGTACTCCTAAATCAGGGTTGTTACTAACTCTTTGTTGTCCATATTCATCAGTGTAAACATAGTTCATATTCATCGGTACTTCTAATACCCATGTACCATCTTGGTCAATAACCTTACCGTCATTATCTAATCTAAATTCTTCAAGTATTGGTAATCCATTATCATCTGAAAATATTGTTTGTCTCACCGCAAGTATTTGACCAGGTCCTGTCGTCATATCACATAACTGACCTGCCTTTGATTTTACTTTACACGCCGAACCAATTTTCTTCTTATCATCAATAGAGATAAGTGACCCCATGAAAACTGCGGTAGGTTGCAATTTAATATTTGCAATAGTTGACAAGTCATAGTCAGTTCTTGTTATCGAATAATTGCAAACCTCAGGTTCCCCGAAGAAAGGTTCAACCTGTATTGTTTTAGTAACAGTAATAATTTGAGGTAACTCAGAATAGTTTTCTGAGAACTTGAATTTAGTTCCGTCCACTTGGTCCTCAGTCGCCAAACCTAATCTGATTAAATCTTGAGGTGTTAATGAAAATTGTCCAATGTCAGATAAGTCAATCTGCATGAATAAATCGTGTTGTCCAACAGGGACACCGAAAATCATAAAATCACCAGCATCATTTGTTTTTACTGTGAACTTATAATATTTGTCATAAACTTCAATTACTGACTTGTCAATTAAGACATCACTCCTTTCAGGAAAAGTTCCAACAGGTACGTGACCTGAGTGAGATGAAGTATATGGTAATAGATTATACTTATACCCATCTTCATTAACCGTACTAAAATCTTTATATGGATATAATGTCGAGATTATTGAGTTTGTCTCGTCTTGCTCCTCTAATGGTATAAAAATAGATAATCTAGCGTTAGGTAATCCAAACCCATTGTTCACATATACCCTACCGCAAATGACTCCAAATTCCGCACAAGTTCTAAGATACTCTTGTTCGGGATTAATTGACATTGATAGTATTTCAAGTGAATCAAAATTCTGTTCTAATTTAACCTGAAGTACCTTATCCGTACCTAAATCTGACTTTATTCTAAATGAATTCGGCATTTCCTTTTTTGATAAATAGTTTAGACACTATTTTCAAAAAATAAATAATCTTAACTGTAATTCGTAGTTGACAAGTTTTTCACCCTAACTTGGATATCCGTATTCGTATACCTTACTTGGTATATTTGGTTAGGTTCCGCAAAAAGAGTATCGTCGATTAACTGAATTTCTTTAGTTGTTGCGTCGGAATATCGTTGAGATGTTTGAGATGACGAGTACAGTCCTCCAACTTTATTAAACACTTTCAAATCACTGATGGTGATTACCCCATTTTCCTGTTGTATAATTCTTCTAATCTCGGATATAAACACATTACCACCCATGTTTTGATTAGCAGGACTCATGTAATTACTTATCAAATTAATCACGTTTGTAATTACAGTTCCTTGGTTTTGTGTTGCATCTAACACCAATGAGATATCAAATGAAACGTCAATGACGTTAGCTGAAGATATGAAAATATAATCATTCATCATTCGGTAATTTGACAAATAATTTGACAAGTTAGTTTTGAGAGTGTTTGAAACAACATTAGTTAATTTACCATTAACATCATAAGATAATAAGTTAATTTTAACCTTATTATCTTCTTCAGTAATTGCAACCTTTGCAGGTGCCCCAAACTGAGATGGCATTTTTCTAATTAAAGTTTCATAATCATTTACCGTAACCGCTCTATTTTGAGCCGTAAAGTTAAATGACACTAAATTCCTTACTTCCTCAACCGAAGGGACATTTGCCCCACCAATTGCAGCAGTTATATTGTTACATGTTAAGGAATTAATTACTTGTTGTCTTATATTCGCAGAACTACCGTTTATTGCAAAATTAACAGTTCCAACCTGATTAATGACATTCACACCAACGTTAGTCCCTAAGCCACCACCAATTCGGTATTGAATGAATAAAGTACTATTTGGTTTTAATACCGAACCTAAGCTATAGTTGTTTTGATATTTAGACAAATCTAATGGTGTACCATTCAATGCGAACTCTCTCAATAATTCGTCTGTCGAAGTGTTACCACCTCCAAAAGTCACTTTCATAAACCCTTGAGGTGTAAATTCGGTAATGAATCTACTACTAGTTTGAACATACTTACCAACTTTAATACCAGGAGTATCACTTGGTTTTGTAGGGTCTTCAATGAAAATTCTATCTTGAGCAAGAGCCTCAACTTCATACCATCTATTCGTAGAACCTAAAAATTCTTGAGCAGAAGGAACATTTGTATAGGTATTACCATCTTTTAATAATACACTTGTAACCCCTAATACATTTTTCTCAGGTAAAAAAAGTTCTAAGAATGGTCTTGAGTCAGCTTGATTTATAACTTTTTTAAATACTTTTGTTATCCCATTAACAACTGGCTCTCTTTTGACAATTGTATAATTAACTAACTGATTATTAACAAAATTAGGAATTACTTTTCTGTTTGGATAACCCTCATTATTGAACCTTGACGTAAAATCGATATCATATAATGTCTCAAATACTTGTCCCGCTCCGATAACCTGACTACCTCTCCTTAAAATGCCACAATAGGTTTCGTCAGGTTTATCTCCAAATGCAGGAACTGTTATTGAAAAGTCAACAAGAGCTACCGATGGTCTTTGTCCCGGAATTTTTAAACCATAAGTTCTTGCAATATTATATATTGAAGACCTTTGCTGAGCGTACTGTAATACCGTTTCCTGTAAACTCCTATCAATATGGTAGTGTAGGTTATCAGTAACCGCAGCATTTAAATCTAAAAACACTGAAAATACCGAAGCGTCATTAACATTCTGAATTAAATCGGGATAGTACGTCCTTACAAAATTTATAAGTTCCTGTCTTATAGATTGAAAATCTCTTGTTGTATATGAAATTTGTTTGTTTGCCATTTTATATATTAATTATTACAAAATCTTTAGAACTAAAAACATCTGAAGTTATTGAGTAATCTATTCTTACTTTTGCAGTATACTCTCTTTCCGACATTCCCGGTAAATCATACGAATTATTCTCAACATTACCATCGGTTGTTACATCAGTCCCCTCCTCAGTCGCAATACCAGTTACTTTAATCGAGGTAACAAGTAAATTAGGAATATATTTCTCAACAGAATCTTTAATCTCAATCTCAATGTCATTGAATGTTGGTCCGTCCAATGGTTCAAATATGTATTCATATAGTCTTGTACCAAAATCGGGTAAAAAATATCTACTACCCTTTCTAGTTAAAAGTAAATGAATCAAACTACTTCTAATTTCTTCATTAGAATAGTTAGATAAATCAAGGTATTTCCCATCAAAAGAATCTCTAAAAGGAAAATTAATACCATATGTAACACCATTTGCCATATGTTATAAATATAATGTCGTGATATTTTAACTAAATAGCGTATAAAATAAAAAATCCCGACCTAGCTCGGGATAACACATCGGATATTTTTAAATTTAAGACGAACATCCAAAACAATCAAAATCACTATTCTCAGGTTTTGGAGGTAAATTCATGTAACTGTAATCCACCTTTGGAGGTTCGGGTGTTGGTTTTGGTTGGTTAATTTTTGATATATCAACTGCCAAATGTTTAGCTCCTGTTGAGATTGCTTTTGTTCTAACATAGTAACAAAGTGTCTTCAATCCCTTCTCCCATCCATAGAAATGTGATGATGAAATCTTTGACAAAGTTGGGTTACCCATATAAATATTCATTGATTGTGACTGGTCAATGAATGGAGCTCTGTCGGCAGCCATTTCAATCAATGACTTTTGTGAGATTTCCCAAATTGTTTTATACTTGTTAATCAAGTGCTCAATTCTTTTAACTTTTGAGTTGTACTTCTTATCTT